CTTGGTATTGCAAGTGAGACAGACAGTGCTCTCGCGCTGTCAATTCGCCGTGCGTTGACCCTTGGTATTGCAAGTGAGACAGACTTCGCTCTTGCAATGTTGTTACCACAAATCATTACACTTGGTATCGCCGCAGAAACTGACACAGCACTGCCAATGACAGTTGAGCGCGCGGTTCTGTTGGGGCTTGCGTCTACTGTTGATACAGCATTGCCCATGACACACAGCAAGGCGCTCATTCTAGGCATTGCCTCGGAAGTTGACACCGCTCTCGTAATTATTGCGAACCGTGCTCGTGCATTAGGCATCGCATCAGAAACAGACATCGCACTTGCGATGACGGCGTTGCAATCGAAGATCGTCAATGTAGGAATTGCATCAGAGACGGACTTGGCGCTTGCAATGTCAATCCTACGCACTCTGACAATGGGTCTGTCATCGACAACGAATGCTGCGTTACCAATGACTGTTCATAAAGGGCTCAACCTTGGTCTACCGTTTGAGACGGACACAGCATTGCCGATAGCACACAGCAAGGCATTACTCCTTGCCATTGCTGTGGAAGTAGACTCTGCATTAGCAATGACAATCGTTGGAGGTGCCGGTGGAGCCCCAATAGTTCGTGGACGCTCTGTACGTGCGCTGACGACCACACGCTTAACAAGCGTCGAGAAGCCAACACAATGAGTATGAAGCAAACCTTCCGATTGTACGAAGGATCGCTGCAACAGCGGTTCCAACAGTCACGTGCGAAGATACAAATCTTCGGCGGTGGGTTCGCAAATGGTAAGACAGCGAATGCGTGTATCAAGGCGATCCAACTGGCGAAGGACTACCCTGGGGCTAACATCCTTGTAGCGCGAGCGACGTATCCGAAACTGAATGACACTATTCGTAAGGAATACGAGAAGTGGCGACCGTCACATTGGTCGAAGTCGTTCCCGAAGTCACAGAACAGTCCGAACACGGACACGTTAATCAATGAAACAGAGGTGAACTTCCGCTATGTTCAACAGCACGGTAAGTCAAATGAGAGCACAACCTCGAACTTGCTCTCAGCTACTTACGACGCTATCTTCATTGACCAAATTGATGACCCCGAGTTCACGTTCAAGGACTTCCTCGATCTTCTCGGTCGTCTACGTGGATCGACGCCCTATGCAGGTGACGATGACACCATGCCGTCGTCGGGGCCGCGTTGGTTGGTACTAACGTGCAATCCAACACGTAATTGGTTCTACAAGAAGCTGGTTCGACCGCTTATGTCGTACAGTAAGACGGGTCATGTAACACCGGAACTGCAACAGATTATGACTGCATTCAATGCGGAGAGCTTGGATGGGCTTATCGAACTGTTCGAAGGCAGTACGTATGAGAACGAGGATAATTTGGAGCCTGACTACATCCGATTGCTTGAGGCGATGTATTCGGGGCAGATGCGCGAACGCTTTCTACTTGGGGAGTGGGGGGCGTATGAGGGGTTGGTGTATCCCATGTTTGATGAGACAGTACACTGCCTTAGTCAAGCTTGGGCGCGTACATACTTCCGACAGTTGCAAATGGAAGGGTACAACGTCGAGATCATAGAGGGTTACGACCACGGATTGGCCAAGCCGAGTTGTTATCTGTTCGGCTTCGTTGATCCGTTTGGTAACATCATCATTGCTGATGGCTTCCATGGTGCAGAGCGCGCCATTGAGACCAGCATCGAAGAGATCAAGAGGATTAGACGGTCATGGTTGCAGACAGTAGACACACCGAAGCGTTTGTTTGCCGATCCTGCGATATTCCGACGTGGTGCAGGCGACAAGAAGGTTGTCGGCGTGACCGTAGCCGAATTGTTCCGCGATGGGGGCAACGGGATCAAGATGCAACGTGGGAACAACGAGATCATCAATGGGATTATGAAAGTCCAGGGCTACTTGAACGTGCATAAGAACCATAAGCACCCATTGACAGGTGACAGCCCTGCACCATACTTGTACGTCGCAACAGAACTTGACTTCTTCGTTGACGAGATCGTTGACTACTACTGGAAGCGTGACCCTCACGGTGAGACAGAGGACATGCCTATGGACCGCAATGACCATGCAATGGACACGGCGAAGTACCTATTGTCACTCAAGCCACGTATCAGCGCAATGTTGTTGCAGGCGAAGCGTGGGACACCCGCTTACATGAAGTGGAACGAGCAATCGTTGCCGCGTGGACAGAGAAAGGCGCATCGTTATGGCCGAAGTACGGCAGCCTGAAGACGACAACCCCGATCTTGCGAAGTCGCTTGAGAAGAGTGACATACCACGCAGGAAGAAGACGAAGCAACAGCCGAGTTATAAGGTGATCGGCAGTACGAAGATACCTGTCACCACTGCACACGGCAAGCTGTGGCAATCGCGACGTGATCAAGCGTTGAGCAAGCGCAAGTCGAACGGGATCGAGACATCGTGGGACGAAGCGCTCAAGTACTACAACAATGACCAGATGGGGCACCGACAAGACACTAGCGGTGACGAAGCCGGTAATGAGAGTGTCGCACGTAGGCCGAACCGCAAGTTCTCAGAGACAGAGAACATTGTGTTCGCCAACACGCGTGCATTGGTGCCGACGATCTATGCGAAGAACCCCCGCGTCGAGTTCACTGCCACTGCCAAGACAAGTGACGAGGCAAAGGCCCAAGCGACGATGCTCGAACGCTTAGTGAATGCCATCTTCAAGCGCAAGAGCGTACCGGGTGTGAACCTCAAGCCCAAGGCGCGTCGTGCTGTTGTCATGGCTACCCTCACTAATTCCGCATGGTTGGAAGTCGGCTACATCCAGAAGGATCAGTCGAACGAGCAGTCGCTGCAAGAGTTGCAGAACTTGGCCGCGGAGTTGGCGAAGGCGAAGTCGCAGAAGAAGGTTATGGAGATCGAAGGCGCACTACAAGCGCTGGAACGCAAGCTTGACGTACTCGACCCCGCTGGCCCGTTCGTCAAGTTCCGTCGCCCGTATCAGGTGTTGAAAGACCCCGATGGTATCGAGGACGACGGCAGCGATGCAGCATGGATGATGGTCTACGACTTCGTATCGACCACGTTCATTGCGCAAGTGTATGGTACACAAGAGAAGGACGGTGACTTCAAGTCCATATATGAGCCAACGCACGTTCTCAGTGCATCCTCGCAGACAGCGGAAGGTGTTGACGACGAAGTGAACAACTTCACGCTCGTTCAGGACGGTGAGAACTTCAAGAAGCACGGCTTCGCAGACGAAGAGAGCTTCCAACGTGCGTTGCGCACCAAGGTGTGGTGGGTATGGGACAAGATTACACGTCGCGTGTACATGTACAACGACAAGAGTTGGACGTGGCCGATATGGGTATGGGATGATCCGTACAAGCTTGACACATTCTTCCCGTTGTTCCCGTTGGCGTTCTACACGAACCCAGAAGGTGGCGAGAGTAAGGGAGAGGTGACGTACTACCTCGATCAGCAAGACGCCATCAATGAGATCAACGACACAGAGCGTCGTGCACGCCTTGCAGTCATGCGTCATATTGGTTACAACAAGAACGTGATCTCACCCGAGGACTTCGAGAGAGTGTTGAAGGGCGCAACCGACGAAGGACTTGGCTTCGACATTCCCGAAGGTTCGGCAATAAAGGATCATATCTTCTCCCTCGCGCCTCCGAGCCTCAACTTCCCACAGATATTCGACACCAGTCGCAAGATGGACGCAATCGGGCGCATCAGCAGCGTCACCGACGTGATCCGTGGTGTGCAATTCAAGACGAACACGACCAACCAAGCCATCGACAGCTACGAGAGTACAACTGCGACGGTGTTGGATGAGAAGACCGATGCTGTGGAGACGATGATCGGTGATGTTGGTTGGGCGATTGCACAGATGTGCATGCAGTTCATGGACAAGGAAGACGTTGCACCACTTATCGGTGAGGAACTCGCAACGAAGTGGGAACGGAAGTCGTCCCAAGACATTCGGTTCGGCTTCGATCACCAAGTCATTGGCGGTTCGACACAGAAGCCTACATCGCAGGCGAAGAAGCGCGAGGCTGTCGAAGTCGGACAGGTTCTCGGACAGTTCGCACGTACAACACCCGCTGCGATCTTGGTTGCGTTGAAGGTGTTCGAACAAGCATTCGATGAGATCACAATCAACGAAGAGGACTGGCAGTTCTTGCAGAAGACCATCGCCGATCAGTTGCAACGTGGCAACAGTGAAGGTGGTCAGGGACAAGGACAGGGCCAAGGAGGCGGTCAAGGTGCTGGGGGTGCAGCCGGGTCGGGCGGTGGTGACGTTATCGCACAGATCGAACAACTGGTCGATGCGTTGCCACCGCCTGCGAAGCAAGCCCTTGGCACAGCAATTTCGCGTGGCGTACCCGTTCGCCAAGCGCTTGAACAGATCGTACAGACTGTTCAAGGTTCCAACGGTGGACAACAAGAGGGAGAGATACAGCAATGAGTAACGTAGGCCCCACGAATGATGGTGAAGGCACAGGAACGCCTGCACCTGTTGACGAACTCGAAGGTCGCATCGACCAGATGGTAACGGAGGGCGACGGTGGTACACCAATTACACCTGCGCCGGAAGCTGGTGTCACTCAAGTCCCGGCAAGTGGTCAGCCGCCTGTCGGTGGTGTTAGCGAAGGCGGTCAAGCTCAGCCGCCTGGCCAACAGCCGCAAGCGGGAGCGAACGGTGCTGTTCCTACCGAATCGGCACAGCCGCTAACGCAACAGCAACGTCTCGCGAGCGATGAGAAAGGTAACCTTGTCGATGGACAGGGTAACATCGTCGCTAATGCAGGCAAGGAGCGCCGCCTGTGGGAACGTGTGCAACGTATGGAGCACTTTGAGGTTCCGCAGTTGCAACGGCACATCACAGAGCTTACGAATGCCGCTGCACAGACGCAAGTGCTGAACAATGTCCCACGTCAGCTTGGCCTCAGTGATGAGGACACGATGCAGGGGCTTCGTCTGATCGCCTCCTACAAGAAAGACCCCGTAGCTACCATCCAATACATCTTGACAGAAGCCAGGGCAGCGGGGCACAATGTACAGGCAGAGAACCAGGGTCAGGTTGACCTTGCGGCCATCAATCGACTACTCGATGACCGTCTCGGGCCTCTCCTTGAAGACCGTGCAACACAGCAACGTTCGACACAAGCAGATGCAGAAGCGGCGAGACAATACACCGACTTCACTACCCGCTTCCCCGACGCTGTTATGCACGAGGACATCATTGCAGGCATCCTCCAACGCGATACATCGTTGTCACCGGATGCTGCGTACTACCAGCTACGATTGTGGGCACAGGAACACAGTCTGAATTGGAACCAACCCTTGAAGCCGCAGATCGAAGCGGCGCAACAAGGTGGAACACAGAAGCCAGTTGTCCCCGCAATCGGGGGCGGTCGAGGTGGGAACGCACCCGTCACCGACACAACGCAGGCGGCTTCTGTTGCTGGTGCTGACGCAGATACCGGAGACATCGTTAAGCAGGCGATGCGTGAAGCGGGGATGAACCCCGACTAACACACCGCCGCAGCATGGAGTGAGCAATGACAGTCCTTGAGACAGTCTTGAACTCAACGCTCACCAAGTCGCGTAAGAAGTTGATCATGGCTTCGATCAAGGCCAACGCACTCGTAGCGTGGGCCTTCGCGACTAACCGCGTCGAGTTCGAAAGCGGTGGTCATGAGATCACCAACCCACTAATCGTGGGTCGGAACCCGAACGTCACGTCGTATGAGTACTACGACACGCTACCGATTGCGCAGACGGACGAGTTCATCACCGCCAAGTACGGTTGGTCGCGTGTTGCTGGTTCGGTTATCATTTCCGACCAGGAAGAAGACGAGAACCGCGGCGAGACCGCCATCTTCAAGTTGATCAAGGCGAAGATGGATGTTCTGGAAGAGAGCATCAAGGAGAAGTTCGCTGGTTACCTCTACGGTTCCGGCGCAGGCACAGACCCGAACGGTCTCGCCGTCCTGATCCCCGACGATCCGACCACGGGTACGCTGGGAACG